AGACATCTATCCAACGCTGTCATCAAGACTGACCGAATCGGCCCACGCATCGTCAAAGAACATCGAGGATCACCCCGAAAGATTGACGCAGCAGTGGCAGCGGTCATAGCCTTTGATAGGGCAACAGTTGGTAGAGTAGAGGCTGAGGAACTACTTCCGCAATTCTTTATTTAGGTTGGTAATGACAGCGACAATTCTCCAAGCAGTTGGCATCCTGACAATCTCAGTAGGTGCAGGTCTTATTTACCCACCAGCAGGTCTAGTTCTGCTCGGTGCTGGCATCCTCACTTTTGGAATAGCTATTGAGCGAGGTAAGTAATGCTAGGTAATCTTTTTGAGCAGAGAGCTGTTAGCTTTCAAACTGTTTGGGGTGCAGGTGAGCCTTGGGGCTTGATGTCAGAGTCTGGTGTCAATGTCACCACTAAAAAGTCTTTTGAGATTGTTGCCTTTTTCTCTGCTGTCAGTCTTATCTCTGACACCATCTCAACTTTGCCATGTGGGGCTTATCTCAGGATTGGTGCAACTCGCCGACCTTTGAACCCCCGACCAGTTTGGTTGGACCAACCAGATGTTGACCTAAGCACAAGGGCAGCGTTCTTTCAGCAGGTCTTTTCTAGCTTGTTGGTGCATGGCAATTCTTACACTCGTGTCTTTAGGGATGCACAAGGTCAGGTTGTCAACCTAGTAAATCTTGACCCTGAAAAGGTAGATGTCGAGCGTTCCAAGATTGGCCGCAAAGTTTACAAGGTGCAAGGCGAAGGCCGGATGCTTACAAGCGATGAGGTCATCCACATTGTTGATCTAATCTTGCCAGGTGAGCTAACAGGTCTAAGCCGAGTTGAAACTCTAAAGCAAGCACTCGGTCTAAACATCGCACTCAGCGACTATGCCTCAAGGTTCTTTGGAACTGGTGCAAGTGCCTCTGGTGTAATCGAGTTCCCAGGCAACCTCACAGCCGAGCAAGCCTCACAGTTGGCAGACGGCTTTGACTCACGCCACAGAAACGGCACACGCAGGGCACACCGCACAGGTGTCCTATCTGGTGGAGCTAAGTTTGTTGCAACTCAGACTGACCCAGAAGCAAGCCAAGCACTAGAGTCACGCAAGTTTGCAGTCGAGGAAATTGCCAGAGCTTTCAATGTCCCACTTCACCTACTAGGTGTACCAGGCACAGCAAGCTACGCATCTGTTGAGCAGAACAACTTGCAGTTTGTTTCGATGACCCTAAGACCGCTGGCAGAAAAGGTTGAGGCAGCGTTCTCTCGCCTACTACCTGGCGATGCCTTTATCAAGTTTCAGTTCAATGACCTACTAAGAGCAGACCTAGCCTCAAGAGTCCAGTCTTACTCAGTCGGTACTCAGGCTGGTTTCTACTCAACCAACGACATCCGCAGGCTTGAGGATTTAGAGCCAGTCGAGCAGGGTGACCAGTACCGAGTGCCACTTGCCAACATTGCTTTGGCAGACACCGAGGTCATCACACTTGAGAAGCGTGTCAAGATGGTGCAGCAGTTGGTCATCTCAGGCTTTACGCCTAGCGAGGCACTTGCTGCTGTTGGACTCGGACAGATTGCCCACACCGGATTGCCAAGCACACAGCTACAGCCTGTTGCTCAGATTGACCCAACAGACCCTACTGCTGTTTATGGGGTCTGATGGCTGTCAAGACTTATGGCTATGACCTTGTGGCCAATGTACGCACTCTAGTAGTTCCTGCAAGCGTGGGGGTTCAGCATGTCTGCATCCACAATCATGAGCACAATCAAAACCATGAGATTTTTATCGGTGGCTCAGATGTCACTTTGACCAATGGTATGCATGCTGTTGCCACAGAAACTGGTGTTTTGCAACTACTTCCAATGGATGAACTGTATGCAATCGCAAATCAGAACTCCAATCTAAGAATCTTGGTGGTCAAATAGTGCCTTACTACATTACTCAAGAAAACTCAGAGTGCCCTAGCTGGGCAGTTGAGAAAGAAAACGGCGAGCTAATTGCTTGCCATGACTCTAAAGAGTCAGCCATTGCCCAAGCAGTAGCTATCAGCCTTGCAGAAAAGACAGAGTTTTTAGGCGAGCGAGCTGCCATTGGTTTACTACAAGTTGGTGACTTTGTTTCTTGGGCACCGCTAGATCCTAGAGTTGCAGCTCAGGTTGCAGAGGTACAAAATGACTTTGCTGTGGTCAAGCTGTTTGAGTACGAGGATGGCATCTTTGAGCCAACCGACAAGCTCATGGTCATAAATGTATTTCAGCTAGAAAAGATACCAACCCCAAAGATGATTGCTGTTGAGGTTGAGATGGATGAGCCTGACTCACCAGAGGATGACCTTGAAGCCAACCTGCCGGACAACTACAGACCAGCCCTAGCCGAGGATGTGCCAGAAGGCCGAGCCTGTGGCAACTGTTTCTTTTACGATGAGTCACGCCTAAACGCCGAGGGCGATAAAGCTTGGTGTGAGCGTTGGGATGCCTTTGTTGATGGTGGCTACTACTGCAACGCTTGGGAATCAAACGATGAGGAAAGAGCCATCAACCAAGAGGCACCTGCCTACATGAGAGCAGCAGCTCGCCGAGGCCTTGAGTATTACGACCAGGGTCTAGCTGGCGATGGTGTCACACCTGGCACTATCCGAGAAGCCAGAGCAATGGCAGAGGGCACAGTCAGCGATGACAAGTGGATAAGGATTGCAGCTTGGATTGCTCGACACCTTGTGGACCTAGATGCCCCTGATGCTAATCCAGAGTCGGACAACTACCCATCAGCCGGTGTTGTTGCTCACTTGCTTTGGGGATCAGGCCCAACTAGGAGAGCTGCACAACGCACCCAAGACTACGCTGATTCAGTAGTTGCTAGAATCAGAGCAGAGGAAACTAACAGCATGGACAATAAAAACAAGTGGCTAGATGTAGCAAGAGCTATTGCCCTAAAGATTGACGGACCAAAGGCTGATAAGCCAGAGGTCAGGACTAACAGCGTTGACTTTGAAGTCAGGGCTGAGGGTGACGGCATGACCTTTACTGGCTACGCCTCTGTTTTCAACAGCCCATCACAAGACCTTGGTGGCTTTATTGAGTATGTTGCCCCTGGTGCTTTCAAGCGTTCCCTACAATCTCGCAATGAAGTCAAGCTACTTTGGAACCATGACTCAGGTGAGCCACTAGCCTCACTCAGAGGTGGCACCATGCAACTTGTCGAGGATGAAGTGGGCCTAAAAGTATCTGCACAGCTACCTAACACCACAAGAGGTCGGGACATCGCTGAGTTGCTTCGCACTAAGGTAATTGACTCTATGAGCTTTGGTTTCAATGTCATCAAAGACACATGGTCAAGAGATGGGCAGACTCGCACACTAGATTCAGTTAGGCTTTTTGAGGTTTCAATCGTAAGCTTCCCAGCCTATGAATCAACGACTGCAACAGTACGCTCACAGCCAACCATCAACCCTGACCAGCTTGCCGATGCTTTGCTAAAGCTAGAGTCTGGTGAGGAACTAGACGAGGAAAACGCAAACTTGATTACTGAGGTAGTCAACAAGCTAAAGGCAAACCCAGAGGTTACCGAGGATGTTGCAGACAACGGCCTTGACTTGCTGGACCTAAAGAAAAAGCAATTTGACCTACTACTGAAAAGGATCTAAACATGGCAACCAAAGATGAAATCAAAGCAGCTCTACTAAAGGCAGCCGGCAACCCATCAGCAGGTATCATCAAAGACCTAGCTGATGACTTTGCTCAGGCAGTCTGGGAACTAGACAACACAAACTCAATCAACCCAGCCAAAGAAGTTAGGGTTGTTGACGCAAAAGAAACTCGCTAACTAGTTTCTTTGCCCCAGCTCGGTCCCCCTTCCTGAGCTGGGGTTTTTTTCTGCCTATAAACTTGTGAGTATCAGTTGAGTGTTAGCACCGCTGTGTCTGTTGAGTGTCAGCACCGCAGGAACCCCCTCAAATCAAATTATTAGGAGAATCATGTCTGACTTTATCAAGTCACAGATGGATGCTCGCAACAACCTCATCGCACAGGCAAGAGAAGTTCTTGACATTGCTGAGGCTGAGAAGCGTGGTCTATCCGCAGAAGAAAACCAAAAGATTGCTCGTATCGAAGCTGACATTGACTCAGCCGACACAGCTATCTCAACCGCTCGCTCAATCTCTGAGCGTGAGGCTCGTGCAGCAGAGGCAGCAGCTTCATTCGCACCATCAACAGCAGCAGTAAACACTGACGCTGACATCCTTCGCTCAATCGCATCAGGTGAAGTTCGTGGATACGAGTTCGCTCGTGAGGCTCGTACTCTAGTTCCATCCAGCAACACTGTTGGACAGAGCTTCTACGACCAGGTATTCGAGATTGCCCAGCTAGTTGGCCCAATGCTAACTGTGTCTGAGGTATTCAACACCACCTCTGGTGAGAACCTAGTCATCCCAACTGTCACCGCAACTTCATCCGCTGGATCTGTTGCAGCAGCAGGAACCATCTCAGAGTCCAACCCAACCTTCTCATCCATCACTCTTGGTGCTGAGAAGTATGGTGCTCTAGTGCAGGTTGCTCAGGAACTTGTGACTGACGCTGGATTCAACATCACTAGCTACATTGCACAGCAGCTTGGAACCTCACTTGGTCTACAGGCAAACTCAGTTCTAACCACAAAGCTATCTGCAGCCGCTGGCTCAGTAGTGACTGGTGGAACCGGAGTATCTGGTGCAGCTTCCTACGAGAACCTGATTGACCTTGTTTACGGCATCGCAGATGGTGCTCGTGTGCTTCCAGGTCTAGGTTTCCAGATGGCTAAGTCAGGTATCGCAGCAGCTCGCAAGCTAAAGGATGGTGCAGGAAACTACATCTGGACCAACTCAGCAGTACCAGGACAGCCAGCAACCTTGCTTGGCTACCCAGTGTACGAGAACCCAAATGTTGCAGCAGTAGGAACAGCCGCTAAGTCGGTACTGTTTGGACACCTACCAAGCTTCAAGGTTCGTGTTG